TGGGTGGGCAACTTCTCGCCCTGGTAGCCGTCGTCGCCGTAGACGATGCCGGAGCCCAAGGCGCGCAGCTCGGCGAGGTACCGGGACGCCCAACCTGGTGTGCGCGGCAGGTGATCGTCGCCAGCGAAGCCGAGTGCGAAGTAGTCCCCAACGTGGCCGATGGCAACGTCGTTCAACTTGTGCACCATTGGCTGCCACCGGGGCGACACCGACACGGCCGCAGCCCCGCCTGTGAGCCCCGCCGTCAGGTACCGGTCCCGGTGCGGATCGTCGTCGTCCACGGCCAGCAGCAGATCCGCATGCTCGTACGCGCCGGTCGTTCGCCACGCGTCAACCAGCCGAGGCACCGACTCAGGACGGGACCGTGTCGGCACGATCACCAGCAGGTCAGCCACGGCTCGACTCCGGATGCCACGTGAAGTGCGGGTGGTCGACGTCCGGGCGGGTGAAGCCCTGCCGGATCCGATCCGGGTTCTGCCACGCCGACCCAGCCTCCGACCACAGGTAGTGGTACATGACCTTGTCGATGTATTCCTCGGTGGCCACGTGCGGGCGAACCTGCTTCACCCACGGCCGGTCCTCAGCCCGCCCACGGCGCATTCTGCGGCGGAAATCCCCGCGCAGGGCCAGATCCGTGCGCAGCGGGTCAAGGTGCGTCAGATCGCGGTACAGGCCGCCCGCGTCCCGGTACCAGCGGCGGTGGCGCAAGCTGTGGTCGACGACCTCCCGCAGCACCCCATCGACGTGGTACCCCACCTGAAAGCCGACATGGTCCGGGCGAGACTCCAACGCCCGCACCACCTCGGCCACGTAGTAGTCGGGCACCAGGTCGTCGTCGTCAACGAAACACACGTAGTCGGTGCCGGCCGTCTCCACCAGGGCCTGCCGGATGTCGCCCAGCGGCGGATCGCCGTTGTTCCACCACGCCAACACCCGCACCCGGCCCGCGTACGGGTCGAGCTGAGGCAGCAGCACGTCCATCAGCCGGGCGAACGAGTCGGCCCGCTGCCCGATCGTGGGGATCAGAATCGACCAGGTGTGCCCGCTCACTGCCCCTCCACGTCGATCAGTTCAGCGTCCGCCCGCAGGTACACGGGCTCGGACGGGCGGAAAGTGGCCTTCACCCGGTACGTTTCTCCGGCGCCGATCAGGTCGTCGCCGCGGCGCACATCGGCGTCCGGTTGCAGATAGACCGGCATGGTGAGCACCGAACCGGCCTGCATGGCGGCCACCCGCTCGGCGGCGGACGGCTGCGCCACCCGGGCGCGGAGCGAACCGACCTGACCCCGAGTGGATTCCTGCCCGCCGGCCCCGTCGTCAGTTGTCGTGGTCCGCCACACCGCGAGCGTGCGCGGCAGTTCGTGGGCGGCAACCGGGGTCACCACCCGACCACGTCCTCAACGTCGACACCGAGGCTGTACGGCGACACCAACGTCACCGACGCGAACGATGACCCGGCAGCCGCCTTGCGCACCGACCGCTGCTCATCGTCGGTCAGGTAGACGTCCTCGCCGCCCTCCCGGCCGGTCCGGTCATACGACTTCGACGAGTCGCCGAGGCTGCGCTGCGTCAACCCCTCCGGGTTGGTGAACGCCCGGTAGGCGGCGGCGACGCAGATGTTCTGCACCCGGTGCGGGACGTCCACCACCGCCGTCTCGCCGACGTCGAGCCACGTCTTGCCGGCGACGTCGCGGATCAGCTCCGACGCCTCCGCCAGCAGCGACTCCGCGCGGTCCGCCTCACCCTCGGTCGGGGTGTAGCCGATCTTCTTCCCCAACCTCTCCAGGCTGGCCAGGGGTGGACGGTCCATCGGGCACCTCCTCCCACGGGATCGGGTCACCGCCGGACGCGTCGGGCACCAGCGCGGCGCCCGGGTCGTGTCCTGCGGCGCGGCGGCGGCGAAGTTCGCCGGTCACATCCCGGCTATCACCGCCGCCGGCCGCAGGATCGGTCACGAACCCTCGCTGATCTTGACCGCGCGCCGCATGGACGCCGTCGACTCCGGGTTGCTGGGAGCGTCCGGGTCCTCCACAGCCGCCGTACCCACCCAGGTGTTGACCAGCGAACGATCCGTGGTGTTGGTGTAGTCGTAGTCCATGATCCAGCGGACCGAGATACCCGCGAACGACGCCGACGCGCCCAACTGCTCGGCGTCGGCCAGGCCCCGGGTGGAGCCCATCGACACGCCCTGCGGGACACGCGGGGCACGGGCGGCGAGCACGAACGCCGTCCGGTGGTAGGCGAACGCCTCCTCCTCGTCGATGGCGGAAGACGGCACCACGTTGAAGCCGGCGATCCGGCCGATCGTGGCCTCCCGCAGCGCGTCCGCCGCGTCCGGCCCGGATGCGTCGAAGCGGGTGAACCGGTCGCTGTTCAGGATCTGCTCCTCAACAGCCGACCCGACCAGCAGCGTCCGGTTCGACCGGGGCACGAACTGGTCGTTGAGCAGGCGCCGCGCCCGGGTCGCCACCTTGTACCAGTCGGTGTCGGACAGGTCCAGGAGGTCGCTGTCCGTCGGGTCGATGGTCATGTCGCTGCGGTAGTCAGCGCCGACGATCTCGTCCGTGATCTCGTCTTCCACGCCCTCGGCGACCGCGCGGATCTGCGGCATGAGGATCTGCGCGCCGAAGTCGGTGATGTCGAGGGTGAATTCCTCGTCGGTGATCGGCGCACCGTTGTACACGTCGGTGTCCAGCTTGACGTCCACGCCGTGCTCGGTGCTGGCGTCGTTGACGATCGGGGTGCCCGCGCGCAGCGTCCGCTTGCGGGCGGTCCGGCGGGCCGGGACTCGCAGGGTCACGGTGTCGTTCAGGGCGCCGGTGAACTCGCCCGGGTTCACGGCGTCGGTCCACACCGTGCGGGCGACGACCAGCTCACGGAACAGCAGACCAATCGCGGTACGGGCGATCGTGGTCGGCTTCAGGAAGGCGTTAGCCATCGGGATCTCACTTTCCTAGCGGCCGGCCATTCCGTCCGCAGATGGGGTTACAG